GCCACCGAGCGCGGCCAGGATGGCCGGAGGGGTCAGCCAGACGTCGGTGCCCGCCGCCGCGGAGTGATGGCTACCGATGGGCATGGCGCGCCTCCTCGGTCAGCCTGCGCAGCACGTCGCCGACGCTGCTGATGGAATTCTCCAGCCGGGCCTCGTCGAGCTCGGCCAGATCGATCTTGGTTTCGTTCCCGTCTTCATCGATCATCGTGAAGACGCTTGCGGTGGAGTGCGGCTTGCGCAGGATATCCCACGCCCAGCGTGCGGCCGCTTCGGGATCGCCTTCGCCCTCGTAGTCGATCTCCCATGTGACTAGATAGCGGGCCATCAGCGCTGCTCCCGCTTGAGCATGTCGCGCGCCGCTCCGCGCGCCATGGGTCCGTCGCCGAAAGCGCCGTCTGCGATCTCTTGCAATTCAGCAGTGCGCGGGTCAGGTCCGTCGCAGGCGTCTTCCTCCTCTTCGTCCACGTCCTCGCGGGTGAGCTGGTCGAACGTCCACTCGTCGCCCTCCTCGTCGAGGAAGACGATCTTGCCGTTGCGCTTGGCGGTCTGGATATCGTTCCAGAAGATTTCGGTGCCGCCGGCGTATTCCGGCTCGCCCGTCTCCGGGTCGATGTCGCTGATGTGAGCGCGGCCGGTCAGCCGCTCCAATGTTCCGGTGATCGGGCTTCCGGTAGGTGATAGGTAGTTGGCCATGGTCTCTGGTCTCCGTGGTAGGGGATTGTTGCCAAAATGGTTGCGAACGCCGCTTGACAAAAAGCCGGGGGGAGAGGCAGAAATCGCGCAGCCTGATATTGCTTCGCGATTCGGCCGGTCCCTGAAAAATCAGTTGGTGTTGAAGCCGTCCGGCGAGGGCTGAATGCCAGCCTCTTTCGCCACAAAGCCCACGACGTCGAGCACGTCGTCAGAGCTTAGTTTCTCAATGGTTTCGGCGAAGCGCCGCTTGAAATAGGTCTGGTGCTCGGCACCGGCGTAGCGGGCCAAGCCGATGGCAGCGGCGAAGGTGATCGCTTCCAGGCGAGCGCCGCAGAAGCCGGACTTCTGATGAAGGCTGGCCGCGAGGTCGTTTAGCGTCATTGGTCGGTGATCCGTGGTAGGGGAAGTAACCGTTCTGGTTACAAGTAACTTATTCGGTTACACCTCCGATGCAAGTGAAAAAGCGAGGCCCTCGGCGTTATGTTTCAAGGCGTTGTGCCGAAGGAATGCATCGCGCAAATCCTTCGCGTGTCTGAGGTCGACAAGTGGGGCCGGGTCTATAATTGCTGTTCCGGAACGTTCCGGTTCGAGCAGATCACGCTCGCCACTTTCCCCGGCGTTGAGATGCACTCCAACGACGTCAGCCTCTACTCGTCAGCCATCGCCGGTTACGTGCTGGGCAAGCCGATAGACTATGAGTTTCACGGCGCGCTCGACTTCGTGAACGAGTTCGACTTTCGGGAGCCCGATCAGCGCCTCGCCGCGCTGGCCGTCGGCTTCAATCTCGGCCGCTTCGCTGGCGGCAAGGCGAACGCCTACAAGACCAGCCATCGCGAGCACCTGGTTGCGAACTTCGCCAGCTATGTCGAGCGCCCCCTGGACAAGGTCCGCAAGCTTCCGGGCATCATCCCGATCAAGAGCTATTCGCCGCGCGACTGGATCCTGCATCTCGAGGAGGCGATCGAGCGCAAGGCCGCGATCTTCTCCTACCCGCCGTTCTACAAAGGCGGCTACGAAAAGATGTTCGAGTTCCTGGCCGAGAACATCAAATGGGAGGCTCCCCGATATGAGCTGTTCGACCCTAAGGCGCTGCGCGGTCTCATCGAGCGCGTGCGGCAGGCGGGCGTCCCCTATTGCATCCTCTCGGACCAGATTTACGACGACCTGAAACCGGAGTTGGAATTCGTCTCCGGCCGGGGCCACCCGCACTACTGCTACGTGTCGACCGGCAAGTCGTCCTACCTGCAGCTCGTGCCGCGGTCGGCCCCGTTCCGCTACAAGCCGATCGACCTCGACAAGATCAAGCCGGATTCGGTCGTGACGATTGGCCGAGCCGACGCTGCCCAGATGACGTTCCTCAAGGACGTCTACCTCAAGAAGGGCATCACCCACACGCCCGGCATGGTGAACTACCTGGTGCGCGTCGACGACATGCTGGTCGGCGGCCTGATCTACAACCTCGACAAATTCGCGAAGCGGTCGATTTACCTGCTGTCCGACTTCGCCATCTCGCGCGAGGGCAGGCTGTCAAAGCTCGTCACCAGGCTCGCCTGCAACGGCGAGCTGCTGCGCGACATGGGCAAGCGCTTCATCGACCGTTTCGACAAGGTGCAAACCTCGGCGTTCTCGCATCATCCCGTCTCGATGAAATATCGCGGCATCTTCGAGCAGACCAAGCGCGAGGAGATCGACGGGCCGGAAGGCAAGTTCCGCCTGCATTACGTCGGCGCCCGCATCGACGAGACGCCGCAACAAGCGTTCGAGTGGTGGTATGGCAAGCACTTCAAGCGTTGACTGGAAGGCCCTCGATATCGAGGCGCGCCAGGTTGATCCGAACACGCTTCGCCGCCGCGAGAAGAACGCGCACTACATGGCACCGGCCATGTTCAAGCGCCTTGTCGAGAACGTCAAAATCGATGGCCGCCTCACCACCACGGTCCTGGTGTGCCAGAACAAAGACGGCTCCCTCGAGATCCTGTCCGGACATCATCGCACGGCCGCCGCGATCGAGGCCGGCTTGCCGCTGGTTGACGCGCTCGTCATCACCACCCCGTTGACGGAAAAGCGCAAGGTGGCGATCCAGTTGAGCCACAATTCGATCAACGGCGAAGACGACCAGTCGCTGCTCGCCCAGCTCTACGCCTCGCTCGACATCGATGCGAAGAAGTTCTCCGGTCTCGACGACAGCGTGCTCTCTGGCGACAAGGGACCAGGTGCGACAGCGCTCGGCGGGGCGAACATCAAATACGACGAACTGCTGTTCTCCTTCTTGCCGGAAGACCGCGTGCGTTTCGAGGTCGAGCTGGAGGCTCTCGCCAAAAGGGCGAAGCGCTTCCGCATCCATGCCGCGCCGCAGTCGAAGTTCGACGAGTTCTTCGACGCCATCGTGCGCACCAAGAGCCAGCTCAACATCGTCAATTCGGGCATCGCCCTCTCAGTCATGGCGCGCCTTGCCGGCGAGCGGCTGGATCAACTCGAAGCGGAAGCGGAGGACAAATCCGATGCGGCATGATCTGCCCACCATGCGCGGCTCGTTTCCCAAGCCCGAAGCGCCCATCGCCGGCCCGCCATTCGGCACCCCGTTTATCGTGGTGCTCGCCATCCTGTCGTTCACCTTCGCTGTGTGCCTCGCACGCGTCCTCCTTCCGTGATCCAGATGAATTCGTGTGTGTGTAACGTAGTGCCGGTGGTTAGCGTGGCCGCAGCGTCAAGCATTATGGGTCAGTTTGCATTTCGGCGCATGTTTGCAGACCTTATGCCCAGCAACGCTTTGCGGCCCGATTTGACCAGCACAATCGCATTCGGTTCGGCTCGCGGCATGATGTCCATGGGTTGCGGGATGGGTGGCAAAAAAAAGAGCCACCCCGAACATTCCGAACACTCGCACGCGCGAGTCGTCCGGTGATCAAGACCACGACCACCGCGACGACATCGAAGCCGAAGGCCAAGGCCAAGGCTGAAACGGCGAAAGCGAAGCCGAAAGCCGAGCCGAAAAAACAGCCGGCGCGCGGCAAGAAGAAGCCGGCCGGCAAGGCATCGCCTCCTGTGGCGCCGAAGCCTGCTCCCAAGCCTGAGCCGGCACCACAGCCGAAGCCGGCGGAAGGCAACCGGGGCGGGGCATCGCCGAAACTGACCGAGCGCGACGTGCCGCGCGTGATCGCGATGCTGCGCCAGTGCGGCGGCATCAAGACGGTCGCGGCGGAGAAGCTGAACGTCGGCCGCACCACGCTCTACGCCTTCCTGAACGAGCATCCTGAAATCCAGGAGGCCGATTCCGAGATCGCCGACGAGTTGCTCGACGTTGCCGAGGGGCAGGTGGTGATCGCGCTTCGCTCTGGCGATTTGCAGACCGTGCGCTGGTACCTGGAGCTCAAAGGCAAGGACCGGGGCTATGTGCGCCGCGTCGAGCAGACCGGCAAGAATGGCGGCCCGGTCGAGACGCAAGCACGGGCGAACCCGAAAGACTACACCGACGAGGAGTTGGACCTCCTGATTGCGGCAGCGCAACGACGGAAGGCCGCCGAAGCGCAAGGGTGAATTGAATGGCGCAGAAGTCTGCCGCCGCCCGCGCGCCGCTCATTGCCCCCGACCTCGAAGACCTGCTGATCGAGCGAGACCGGCGCAAGGCCAAGGGATCGTTCGCCGAGTTCGTCAAGATGGCGTGGCTCGAACTCGAGCCGGAGACGCCGCTGGTCTGGAACTGGCACATGCAGGTGGTTTGCGACCATCTGCAAGCGCTGGTCGAGGGCAAGTTTCTCGAGCTGGGCCTGCGCAATCGCCTCGTCATCAACGTGCCGCCCGGCACATCGAAATCGCTGCTCGTCTCGGTGCTGTTGCAGGCCTGGGAGTGGGGACCGGCCGGCCGGCCCGGCATGCGGTATTTGTCGACGGCGTATAACGACGGGCCGGTCAATCGCGACACCCGCAAATGCCGCGATCTGATCCTGTCGCGCTGGTACCAGGACCGCTGGCCCGAGGTTTATCTCAGCCGCAGGGCCGAGACCTCGTTTGCCAACAACAGCACCGGCACCCGCGAGGGCGTGGCGTTCGGCTCGCTCACCTCGCAGCGTGGCGATCGCCTGATCATCGACGATCCGCACTCGACCGAGACGGCGGAATCGGCGACCGAGCGCACCGCCACGACCCGCAAGTTTCGCGAGGGCGCGCAAAACCGCCTGAACGACCAGAAGCGCAGCGTGATCATCGTCATCATGCAGCGCCTGCATGAGGCCGACGTCACGGGCGTGATCCTCGACGGCAAGATGGATTACGTCCATCTGTGCCTGCCGATGCAGTTCGAGCCCGACCGCTGCTGCTACACCCCGGTCAAGGTTTCCAGTTCCGTCGGCGAGCCTATCCTGGCGCGCTATGACGCGAGCAAGCAGCACTGGTATGGCAAGAACGACAATCTGCCGGACGAGCGTCGCGCCGAGATCGAGGCGATCAAGCTCCAGCTCGTCTGGCGGCAGGATCCTCGCACCGTCGACGGCGAGATCCTCGATCCGATCCGCTTCCCGCCTGATGAGCTGAAACAGCTCTACAACGACATGACGTCGTATGCCGTCGCGGGCCAGTATCAGCAGCGGCCAGCGCCGCGCGCCGGCGGCATGTTCCAGCGCGCCTGGTTCGAGGGTCGCATCGTCAGGGCAGCGCCGAAGGGCACCACCTGGGTCCGCCATTGGGACTTGGCCGGCACGCGCGGCGGCACTGGCGCTCGCACCGCCGGCGTCAAACTTGGCCGCGATCCCGAGGGCCGCTACTATGTCGGCCATGTCGTGACGCTGCGCGAGGAAGGCAAGTCGGTCCGCAAGACGATCGAGACGCAGGCCGCGCTCGACGGCAAGACGGTCCACATCAGCCTGCCGCAAGATCCTGGGCAGGCCGGCAAGGCGCAGGTGCAGGATTTCGTCGCGCAGCTCGCCGGCTACAAGGTGCATGCCGAGGGCGAGACCGGCGACAAGGTCACGCGCGCCGAGCCGTTCGCCGCGCAATGCGAGCACGGCAACGTCTACATCGTCGAAGGTGAGTGGAACACGCTCTACCTCGACGAACTCTGCCTGTTCCCAGCCTCCAAGCTGATGGACCAGGTCGACGCATCTTCCGGAGCCTTTACGAGGCTGCTCAACATCAAGGGGGCCATGGTGATCAGCGACGACGTTCTTCGGCGCGCTGCCCAGCCGGGGCCGCGATGATCAAGAAACTTTGGGGCGCATTGCGCCGTCGTTGGGGAAGCAGGCCAGTCGCCGACCTCCCTGTGGCGGCGCCGCCGGCAGCAGTTCCTCCTGGAGCGCGTTCTCCCACGCGCATCTCGCATGCGATGCTGTCGGCGCTCCGCGCGCAAGCGGCCGCACCGAAACAGCCGGTGCCGGTCTTCACCTTGCCCAAACACCCGGATGGCGTGCTCCCGTCGGGCAACACCGGGCTTGCCATGGACAGCGCCGTCGGCGCGGTTCAAAGCTGGGCCAACGGCTTCGCGCTGAGCGGCTACTTCTCGGAGGGGATCACCTTCCTCGGCTACGCCTATCTCTCGGAGCTGGCGCAGCGCCCGGAATACCGGGTGATCTCCGAGACGATCGCCACCGAGATGACGCGCAAATGGATCCGCTTCACCTCGAACGACGGCGAGGACAAGGCCGACAAGATCGCGGAGCTGGAGGCCGAGTTCAAGCGCCTGAACGTGCGCGACATCTTCTGCCGCGCCGCCGAGCAGGACGGCTTCTTCGGCCGCGGTCACATCTACATCGACACCGGCGATACTGACGATGTCGATGAGCTCCAAAAGCCGATCGGCGACGGCTGGGACAAGCTCAGCGTCACCAAGTTCTCCAAGAAGCCGATCAAGGCGCTGCGCACCGTCGAGGCGGTCTGGTGCTATCCGACCAACTACAACTCGAGCGATCCGCTCAAGGACAACTGGTATCGGCCCGACAGCTGGTATGTGCAGGCCAAGATCGTCCACACCACGCGGCTGATCACGCTGATCGGGCGCGATGTGCCCGACCTGTTGAAGCCGACCTATTCATTCGGCGGCCTGTCGCTGTCGCAGATGTGCAAGCCGTATGTCGACAACTGGCTGGAGACGCGCCAGTCGGTGAACGACATCATCTCGATGTTCAGCGTTTTCCTGCTGGCCACCAATCTCGGCGAGACGCTGCAAGCCGATGGCGATCAGCTCTTCCGGCGCGCCGAACTTTTCAATTTGGTCAGGTCCAATCGCGGCCTGATGATGATCGACAAGGATAGCGAGGACTTCAAGAACGTCGCGGCTCCGCTCTCCGGGCTCGACGTGCTCCAGGCGCAGGCGCAAGAGCACATGGCGTCGGTGAGCCACATTCCGCTGGTCAAGCTGCTCGGCGTCCAGCCGGCCGGCTTGAACGCCTCTTCCGAGGGCGAAATCCAGGTCTTCTACGACTACGTGCATTCGTTCCAGGAACACCTGTTTCGCCAGCCGATCCACCGCCTGCTCGGCCTGGTGATGATCTCGCTGTGGGGCGAGACCGATCCCGGCATCGACTTCGAGTTCGAAAAGCTCGAAGAGACCAACGAGAAGGAAGCTGCCGAGGTGGAAAAGACCAAGGCCGAGCGCGACGTCATCCTGATCGACGCCGGCGTGATATCGCCTGAGGAATCGCGTCGGCGCGTTGCCGGCGATCCGGACTCGGACTTCTCCTCGATCGACGTCGAGGACATGCCCGACCTGCTCGAAGAGGAGGACGACGGCCTTGTGGTCAAGGGCAGCTCCGAGGAACGAGACGAGGCGGCTTGACGAGGCCCGCGAAATCCGGCTCCGGCTGGTCGAGCTGGTGGGCATGAGCACGTCGGGCGAGATAGATCCTGACAAGTTCTTCCAAACCGTTCTCGTGTTGGAACGGTTTGTTTGGGACGCGGGTGTTGCCAAGCCCGAGGAGCCGGCAGATAGTGCGGCTCCCGTCACTGACAACGCCGGCACCGCTTGATCACGCTCCACCTGTGGGAACTCCTCAAAGCACAGACGCCCGACGATCGCGAGATCGCCGAGACGCTGAGGGATCGTGATGTCCAGCCTGCAAAGTCGTCGGACGGCCAAGCGCAACGAAAAGGTGCTTCGCCCCGTCCGACCCAACGTCGGGATTGAGACGGCCTACAGGGGCCGCCTGACGCGCTTGATCGACGCCATGAGCGACAGCGTGATCTACTGGCTGAAAGCCTCCTACCGGGCCAATACGCCCCGCATAGCGCAGGATGAAACGCCGGCGGATGCGCTGCGCCGATCGATCCGCAAGCTTCCCGCGCAGTGGACCAAGCGCTTCGACGTCGCCGCGGTGAAGCTCGGCGACTATTTCGCGCTCTCGGTCGAGCGACGTTCGAGTGCGGCCCTGCGCAAGATCCTGCGCGACGGTGGCATCTCGGTCGAATTCAAGATGACGGCCGCGATGCGCGACATCGTCGACGCGACGATCCACGCCAATGTGACGCTGATCAAGTCGATCCCTTCGCAGTATTTCGACCAGGTCGAAGGCGCGGTGATGCGGTCGGTGCAGACCGGCCGCGACCTTGCCGGCCTGGTGCAGGATCTCGAGCGCTATTCCGGCATCACCCGGCGCCGGGCCGCCTTCATCGCCCTCGACCAGAACAACAAGGCGACGTCGGCCTTCAACACGGCGCGCCAGCTCGAACTCGCTATCGATGAAGCTGAGTGGCACCATAGCGGGGGCGGGAAAGAACCTCGCCCCACGCATGTCCAGGCCGGCCGCGAAAAGGTCCGCTATAAGATTTCGACCGGTTGGTACGACCCGGCCGTCAAGCGGTTCATCCGACCGGGCGAGGAGCCCGGATGCCGATGCGTGGGCAAGCCGGTTCTTAGGGGCTTCTCCTAAGGAAAAGCGCGTGATCGTATGGGATCACGCGCTTCAGTGCGCCCGGTTTGCCGGTTCAGCGTCTGAACATCCGGGCAACAGCGATCAAAATACATGCGCCGATAAAGCCGGCCACAAGATAGCCAAGCCATCCGGTCAAGGATACGCCCAGCAATCCGAGAAGGAGGTTAGCGACGATGGCGCCGACAACCCCCAAAAGGATGTTCATGAGCACGCCCATATTGCTCCTCATGAACATCTCGGCGAGCCAGCCGGCGATACCGCCGATCACAATAGCAGCGATCCAACCGACACCTGGATTTTCCATGTTTCCCCTTTCCTAGAACCGAAATTGGTTCGGCGGGAAAAACGTGCGGCAAACCAATAAAGTTCCTCGACCGCTCAGGCGGCAGCATGCAGCGTCGGGATGGCCTTGATCTCGGCGCTGAGTGCCTTCTCGGCCTGCTCCAGATCATAGTTGCGCTGGAGGTTGAGCCAGAGCACCGGGCCGTTGCCGACCAGCTTTCCAATTCGGAGAGCCATCGGGACCGTGATGGGCTGCTTCTCGTCGATGATGTCGTAGAGCGTCTTGCGCGAAATGCCGAGCAGCTTGGCGATCTCGGTCTTCGACTTGTCGAGCGCCGGGATGACGTCTTCGCGGAGCAGTTCGCCGGGGTGCATGGCGGGTAAACCGCGCTTGATGGCTTTCGTGTTCATCAGTGGTAATCCTCTAATTCGACTTCGGTTGCGTCTTCGCCGTCCCATGCAAACGTGATGCGGTAATTGCCTGTGACCCGGACCGAAAAGCGACCCTTGTCGCGACCCGAGAGGCCGTGGAAGTGATAGCCAGGAAGGTCCATGTCCTGGGGCCGCGCCGCCGCTTCCAAGGCCCGCAGGATGCGAGCGACACGCTTGTCGTCCTGAACGCTGAGACCGCGTGCTTTGCCGGTTTCGAAGAAGCGTTGCAGGGCTTTGTTTCGGAACGTCTTGATCATGCTTAGAGTGTAAGGCGCTACCTTACATAAGTCAACCAAAGTGTGAGGTCAAGCCTTACATTTAAGGAGCGATTTTCGATGCCTGCGAAGTCTGAGGCCCAGCGCCGCGCCATGTACGCAGCGGCCGAGGGTCGAGGCGTGCTCGGCATCCCGAAGGCGGTCGGCGAAGAGTTCGTCGGCAAGGACAGCGCGGGGCAGGCGGCCTCGCTGATGCTGGTCGCGCCCGATGGCGATGTCCTGGTGCTCCGGCGCTCGTCGACCGATACCAGCTGGCCCGGCCATTGGTGCTGGCCCGGTGGCAAGTCGGATGAAGGCGAAGACGCCGAGACGACGGCGGCGCGCGAGACCACCGAGGAGATCGGCACGCTGCCGTCTGGCGCGCGCCAGCTCATCGATACGCGCGGCACCCCGAATGGCTGGGTGCATCACACCTTTGCTCAGGCCGTCGAGACGAAATTCGCGCCGGTGCTGACCGACGAACATTCCGGCTATGCCTGGGCTCCCCTGCGCTCGCTGCCCGAGCCGCTGCATCCGGGCCTGCGCGACATGCTGGGCGAGCGGCTTGGCATAGCGGCCGACATGTCGCCTGAGGCATGGGACTCGCTGCGCTCCAACTTCGTGAAGTGGACGAGGGGCGAAGACATCGTGATCGAGGGCGCTTGCCCGATTTGCGGCGGCACCGGCGAACTCGCTGGACCTGGGATCGTGTGCGACGAATGCCGCGGCACGGACGCGGTGGCACAGGCCAACGACGCGCTCGCCATGGATCGCAATAGCGTGCGCTCGTTCGACCAGGACGGCCATCTGCGCGTCGAGATGACGCCGATCTCAAAGGCCAACATCTGCCCCTACTATGGCCGCGAAATCCCGGACTTCGAGGCGCTGGCGCTCGATCCCGAGCGCATCTATCGCCTGTACCGCGATGCGGACGAGCTCGCGAAAGCCGCCCCGACCTTCGTCGGCAAGCCGCTCTTGCTCAAGCACATCCCGGTCAGCGCCAAGGATCACCCGCGCGAAGCCGTGGTCGGCGCGCTCGGCGATGCCGTCGAGTTCCATGCGCCCTATCTCATGGCGCCGCTCAGCATCTGGGATGGCGCTGCAATCGCGCTGATCGAATCCGATCGGCAGAAAGAACTTTCGAGCAGCTATCGCTACCGGGCCGACATGACGCCCGGGACGCTGGCTGGAGAATGCTACGACGGCGTGATGCGGGACATTTCCGGCAATCACGTCGCGTTGGTTGAGGAAGGCCGCGCCGGGCCTGATGTTGTTGTCGGCGACAGCAAAATGGAGATCATCACGATGAAGAAAACAGCACTGCTGTCGCGCATGGCGTCCGTCGCCCACGGCGCGATCCTTGCCCACGTCATGCCCAAGCTGGCAGCCGATCAGAAGATCGATCTTGGCCCAGCGCTGGCTGACATCACCGCCGAGAACTTCAAGGCCAAGCGGCCTGCGCTCATCGAGGCGATCGCAAAGGCCACGAAGGGCAAGCTCGCCGCTGACGCCAAGCTCGACGGTCTCGAGGCGGTCCTCGTCGCGCTCGACGAAGTCGAGGTCCAGGAAGCCATAGACGAAGACGACGAGGAGGAGGACGACAAGAAAAAGAAAGCCGAGGACTCCGAAGAGGAGGAGGACGAGGACGAGAAGGAGAAAAAAGCCGAAGATAGCGACGACGAGGACGACAAAGTCGACAGGAAGGCTATGGACGCGGCGATCGCCGCAGCTGTAGCGCAGGCCAAGACCGAGGTCCGCGCCGAGATGCTCAAGTCGGCCGCCGAAGTGCGCGCCGCCGAGGAGGCCGTTCGTCCCTACATCGGCAAGCTCGCCATGGCCCATGATAGCGCGGATGCCGTCTATCGCACCGCGCTCACCTCACTCGGCGTCAACATCGATGGTGTCCATCCCTCGGCACTGCCGGCCATTCTCAAGGCCCAGCCGCTACCTGGCGTCGGCGCACCGAAGAAGCCGGTCGTCGCCCTGGACGCTGCCGGGGTGAACTCGTTCTACGAGCTTTTCCCAGCCGCCAAGACCCACATCGTCAAGTCGCTCTAAGGCGAGCGGCTTCCCCTTCCAAGCCCGTCGAGCCGGCCAGCGAGCCGGCTCTTTTCATTTAGGAGATCGCCCATGTCTGGGTTTCAGACGCAGGTAGCCTACAATCCCGCCCCCGCTGTCGGGGGCGACTTCGCTTCCACCAATCCCCGCTCTACGGTCCTTGCCGCCGCTGGCGCGCTGGTCTGCGGCGCTCTAGGTGCTGTCATCGGCCGCTTCGCCTGGCTGAGTTATGTCCAAGCCGACAGCGACAATGCGCCGGCCGTGGTCAACACCTTCGGCACCGGCCCGGTCGCAGGCTTCGTCCATCGTGAGCAGCAGGGCCTAATCGAACAGTATTTGCAGGAATCCACCATGCTGGTCCCGGCCGGCTTCCCCATCACCCTTTTCGATGGCGGCGATTTCTGGGTGAAGAACGCTGGCGCGACGCCTGCCCTGGTCGGCCAGAAGGTCTACGCCAACTATGCCGATGGCACGGCGACCGCTGCTCCGTCCGGCTCGCCGAATGGCGCGACCACTTCGGCCGGCTCCATCGCAGCCGCGACCAGCGGCTTACTGGGCTCCATCGTCGGCAATGTGCTGACGGTCACGACGGTCAACTCGGGCACGATCTATCCAGGCACCACCATCTCGGGTACCGATGTCGTCTCCGGCACGAAGATCATACAGCAGCTCACTGGTACCCCGGGCGGTGTGGGCACGTATGCGGTCAACATCCCCGACCAGGACGTCGACCCCGGGACAGAGATTTCCGGCACCTATGGCGTGTTCACGGCGGGCGGCGCTATCGCTGGCGTCTTCGGAGTCGGTGACACGCTGACCGGCGCCGGCATCACCGCAGTCACCACGATCACCCAGCAGCTCACCGGCCCGGCCGGCGGCGCTGGCAGCTACGCGGTCGACGTCAACACCGTCGTCAACGCGGCAGCGCTCACCGCGGCCACCAACGTCGAGACCAAGTGGACCGTGCGTTCCTTCGCGCAGCCCGGCGAGCTGATGAAGATCAGCTCTTGGCCTCAGGGCTAAACCCGCCCGTCAATCTCACAACCATGCGCCGCAAGCCGGCGATCTGCGAGGATAACCACCATGAAATTTCACGACTTCGATCAGGCCGCTGCGGCGTGGGCTCAGCATCGCTCGATGTTCGAGCAGGCCGGTATCTACCTTCCCGATGCACGCGCCTACATCGTCGAGGCGTTCCGCACCAATCATCTCGCGATGGATGCACAGCCTCAGCTAGCGACAGCACCGAACGCCGGCATCCCGGCGTTCCTCACCACGCTTGTAGATCCTGAGGTCTACCGCATCCTTTTCGCACCGACCAAAGCTGCCGAAATCTTCGGCGAAATTCGAAAGGGCACCTGGATCGACCAGACGGCGATGTTCCCCGTCGTTGAGCAGACCGGCGAAGTGTCGAGCTATGGCGACTACAACGACAACGGCCGAGCCGGCGCCAACATGAATTGGCCGCAGCGCCAGTCCTATCTGTTCCAGACGATTTCCGAGTATGGCGAGCTGGAAATCGAGCGCGCCGGCCTTGGCCGCGTCAATTGGGTTGGCGAGGTGGATGGCGCCGGCGTCACGGTGCTCGCACGATTCCTCAACACGACCTACTTCAAGGGCGTGCAGGGCTTGCAGAACTATGGCCTTCTCAACGATCCGAACCTGGCGGCTCCGATCACCCCGGCGCCGAAGGCTTACGGCGGCGTGAAATGGATCAACAACGGCCAGATCGTCGCCACCGCGAATGAGATCTATTCCGACCTCCAATCACTGTGGCTGCAGCTCGTTACCCAGACAGCCGGCCTGGTCGACCAGAACACCAAGATGACGCTGGCCATGTCGCCGGAATCGCAGCTTGCCATGACCGCGACCAACTCGTTCAACGTCAATGTTGAGGACCTGCTCAAGAAAAACTTCCCGAACCTTCGCGTCGTCTCGGCGGTGCAATATAGGGCGGAGACAGCGATCAACCCGACGGGCATCTCAGCCGGCAACGTGGTTCAGTTCATTGCCGACGGCATCGATGGTCAGCAGACCGGCTATTGTGCGTTTAACGAAAAGCTCCGCGCTCATCCAATCGTGCGCGCGCTCTCCTCGTGGAAAAAGAAAATGTCCAGCGGCACCTGGGGCGCGATCATCCGGCAGCCGATGGGCATTTCCCAGATGGTGGGCGTTTAGATGGCGTAGAGATAGTATTGCGCGCCCCAATACGAGCCGCATTCATCCACTGGTTTGGGGCTGGGACGAAGTAGGCTTGCGCCTAAGGCATTCCAGACAGGCGACCGCTGCACGGCTTCAAGGATTGCAGGAACACTACAGCGTCATACGGCAACAACATACGCGCTTGTGCCGCAAGTCTGCTCACCAGTTCTTGTTGGCGGGCAATGATTTGCTCGCCTTCACGGTCTCTGCCATCTCGACTGGTGTTCCCGTCGGCATAGCACCTATCGGCGCTTGATCTCCGCACCGTGGGCGATCAAACCTGCCTCGTCCGCGGTTCCAGCCTGAAAGCGCCGAGCAGAATTGAAGCTAACCATTCCCTCTCAGCAGCATGCGCGTTAACCGCGAGAACCTTTTTCAAGACGCGTTCAATCATGGCCATATCGTCTGGTCCGATGTTTCCTTGGGATCAAAGCCGCTGCCGGCTCCGCAGCTTGTCCTGCCTGCTTGCCGGCTGCCGCGGGGGTTTTGCCTGCGCCATGCTGTGCTGGCTTGAGGCTCGGCTGCTGCAGCGGAGCAAGGCCGTTTACGGACAGCGAGTGGCCAATGTCTCATCCAAAATGAATGAGGCTTGAAGCATCATGATATTTGTATTATCCATTGATACCGCAGACTCAGACAAAGGTTCTGGCCGATGATCACTGCTGCGCAGATGCGCGCCGCGAGGGCGTTGGCCGGTATCGACCAGCGAACTCTTGCCGAGCGCGCCGGAGTTTCGCTTCCGACGATACAGCGCATGGAGGCGAGCGAGGGTGTCGTGCGAGGCGTTGTCGACACGTTGATGAAGGTCATCCAGGCCCTTGACGAGGTTGGCGTGGAACTGATCGGCGAGAACCAGACCAGCGAGCGCGGCGGCAGGGGCGTACGCCTCAAGGCCACCGTGGCGCAGAACCCGCAAGGCTGAGCCGCAACCGCATCCGCCCCGGAAACCCTTGCCGGTTTCGGGCAGCGCAATGCGGGGTCGCAACAGTTATCGCGACGGCGACCGCCGACATGCAGCCGACGATCCCGCCGCCCTTTGGAGCGGAATATGGTCATGGATCAGGCTCGGCCTGCAATTCACCATCAAGCACGGCCGACATTCGCCGAGCTGTTCACACCAAAGCTGGTGACGGTGCTGCGCGAGGGCTACCACCTCAAGCAGCTGAGGGCGGATGTGATCGCCGGCCTGACAGTCGCCATCGTGGCGCTGCCGCTGTCGATGGCGATCGCGATCGCCTCGCATGTGGAGCCCGAGCGCGGACTGTTTACGGCGATCATCGGCGGTTTCATCGTCGGCGCGCTTGGCGGCAGCAGGTTCCAGATCGGCGGGCCGGCCGGCGCCTTCATCGTGGTCGTGGCCTCCGCTGTCGATCAGCACGGCGTTGACGGACTGATCCTGGCAATGCTCATGGCCGGCGCCTTCCTGCTCGCGGCCGGTTATCTGAGGCTCGGCGCCTATGTGAAATTCATTCCCTATCCGGTGACCGTTGGTTTCACCGCGGGCATTGCCGTGATCATCCTGTCCAGCCAGTTGCATGACCTGTTCGGCCTGACTCTGCCGGGGAAGGAGCCCGGCGACCTGTTGCCCAGGCTTATCGCACTTGGCAGGGCGGCCGGAACGGTAAATCCAGCGGCCATTGCCGTCGCCACGCTGACGATAGGGATCATCGTGGGCATGAAGCGCTGGCGGCCTTCATGGCCGGGCCTCCTGGTCGCGGTGGCGGCGGCCTCTCTCGCCACGACGCTTCTCGGCCTTCCCGTCGAAACGATCGGCACCCAGTTCGGCGGCATTCCGCGGATCTTGCCCGACCCGACTCTGCCGGCCTTCGACGCGCATAAGCTCGTCTCTGCAGTACCCGACGCAATTTCCTTTGCCCTGCTCGGAGCAATCGAATCGCTGCTGTCGGCCGTGGTCGCGGACGGCATGACCGGCCGACGGCACCGCTCCAACTGCGAACTGGTGGCGCAGGGCATCGCCAATATCGGCTCGGCGCTGTTCGGCGGGATCTGCGTGACCGGACTGATCGCGCGCACGGCGACCAACATCCGCGCCGGCGCGCATGGACCGTTGTCGGGGATATTCCATTCCGCCTTCCTGCTGCTATTCATGGTGGTGGCTGCCCCGCTTGCCAGCTACATCCCGCTGGCGGCGCTCGCCGGGGTGCTGGCCACCGTGGCCTGGAACATGGTGGAGAAGCCCGCCTTCTTGGCGCTGATCCGATCGTCCTGGGGCGATGCCCTGGTGCTGCTGGCAACCTTCGGACTTGTCACCTTCCGCGACCTTACCACCGGCATCGTGATCGGTTTTGCGCTGGGCGCCTTGCTGTTCATCGGTAGGATGGCTCGTTCGGTCGAGGTAGAAGCGCATGTCCCGCCGGTGACGGACGACCGCGCCGATGATGAGAACGGCGGCCGCTTCGCCTACGATCTTGGCTCAGCCACGGATCCCGACACCGTCATCTATCGCATATCCGGTGCTTTCTTCTTCGGCGCGGCGGCAACGGTCGCCACGGTGCTCGACCGCATCGCGGACCAGAGCAAGAACTTCATACTCGACTGCTCGGCGGTGCCTTTTCTGGATTCGACCGCGGCAAACGTGATTGAAAGCACCGTGCACAAGGCAGGGCGGGCCGGAGGACGCTTCATCATCGCGGGCGCCTCGTCGCAGGTGAGACGCACACTGATAAGCCATGGCGTCAAGCGGCCGCTGGTGACCTATGCCGCCTCGATCCGTGACGCGCGGGCGCAGCTGGACGAAAAAGCGGAGACGCGGCTCGGCTAGCTTCGGATTGGCGCGCGCGGCGATCAGGCAGCAGGGGACGGAAGGCTTTGGCGTATGAGAGCGGGGCTCTGACTAAACGGGACTGAGGTGGGTAGCGAGCGGTCGAGCCGTCCCGACTCTTCTATGCCCGAGGCGCAAACAGCGCCCGATTATCACCCAGACGGAACTCCCGGCAATCGGCGATTGGATTCGGCGAGGGGCACCATCATCTTCGCGGATGCTCTGAGCAAAACGGCCGCCCACGGCTGTGAGCTGCGTTCGATTCCCAGCATCCGCTCCACTGACGCCATCGGCGACGGCCACCGTTTTTCCACCAACCGGAGTAAATCAATGTCCACGACTGTCACTGTTGCCTGTAAGCTTCCGCATGGCCTCGTTCTGCGCCTTCACGAGATGGTCGAGCAGAACGAACCGACCGCCGGCGGCAGCTTTCGGAAGGTGAAACGCGCCCAGGTCATCGGCGAGCCCGTTGTCCTGAAAGGCTACCTGCGCCGCTTCGACCGCCGCAAGGAGCCCGCCCCGATGGCCCAGGACAGCGACTACGCCCTGACCTATGGCGTCGATGCTGATTTCTTCAAGAAGTGGCTCGAGCAGAACAAGGACCTCGACGCGGTCAGGAACAACCTCGTCTGGGCCCATACCGAGACTGACATAGTCGAGGGCTTCATCAAGGAGCATGAGGCGCAGAAGTCGGGACTCGAGCCGATCGATCCCCACAACCTGCCGCGTGGCATCCAGGCCTACAAGGCGGATGCCGCGGCCTGACACGCAACCCCCAGGGAGGTTCGCCATGGGCGTTATCGTCGAGTTCAGCTTCGCGAACTTCATCGCGATCTACCCTCAGTTCGCAACGCTCAGCCAGCCGCAGGTTTTGCAGGGCGCGCTCCCGGTTGCGACGCTCTACTGCCGCAATGACGGCGGCGGCCCCGTCACCAAGACCGAGACGCAGACCACGCTGCTCAACCTGATGGTCGCGCACATTTGCCAGCTCATGTACGGCGCGAACGGTCAAGCGCCGGGCGGGATCGTAGGACGCGTCTCGAATGCTGCCGAGGGCAGCGTGTCGGTGCAGGCCGACTTCCCCGTGACGCCCAACAACGCCTGGTTCATGCAAACCCAATTCGGCGCGGCTTACTGGCAGGCCACCGCCGCCTACCGGACCATGCGCTACATCCCCGGCCCGCGCCGCGTCTTCAACCCGTGGCTCAACCAGTAAAGGACATCACCCATGGACCTCCTCCAGCAATTGATGCGCGAGTTTCGTGCCTTCCGTCAGCACGCCGAAGATCGCATCCAGACGCTTGAGCGCAGCCTGCGCCTCGCTTCGCCGGCTCCTCTTGTGGATGCGCAGGAGACGCCCGCCACCTCCACGGCGGCCGCAGATGGCGCGGCAGGCGCAACCGGCGCCGCCGGCGCGACGGGCGCGACCACTGGTGCCACCGGCGCGGCCGTCGACAGCGGAGCGACCGGCGCTGCGGCCGACGTCAGCGCAACTGGTGCCACGAGAGCAACCGGCCCGGCCGATCCTGCTGTTGATGCAAAGGCGAAGGCAAAGGCGAAAGCCGCCGATCAGCCCGCCGATCAGAGCGCACCCAGCGCGTAAAGCGATGGTGAAGCTCTCCGGCGGCGACAAGCTCGCCGCGAAGCTGGCCGAGATCGCCAAGAGCCTCCAGAACGCCGTGTCGGTCGACGTCGGATTCCCGGAGGGTGCGACCTATCCCGACGGTACCTCCGTCCCGCTGGTAGCGGCGCTGAATGAATTTGGGACCCGCGACACGGCGCCCCGCCCGTTCTTCCGGGGCATGATCGACGACAAGAGCCCCGAATGGCCCGACGCCGTGGGCAATCTCCTGGTCGCGAACGGCTACGACGCCGAAAAGACGCTGGGCCAGACGGGCGAGGCCATCAAGGGCCAGTTGCAGGCGGCGATCACCGCCTATGACGGCCCGCCGCTGCAGCCCGCCACCATCGCCCGCAAGGGCAACGACAAGCAGCTCGTCGACACCGGCCACATGCTGGCGTCGGTCGACTATGCCGTCAAGAAACCCTGAACCCGGAGACCACTAAGATGAGGGCCGTCCTTTTTTCGAGCAACGTCGGCGACATTCCAGCCGACCTGGCATTCAAGAACAATTTCTCGGCCGTGACCGATCCGGCCGCCACCGACGACGCGAGCGAGGGTTATCAGGTCGGCTCGGCCTGGGTGAACACCGCGACCGACACCGCCTTTGTCTGCGTCGATGCGACCGCCGGCGCTGCCATCTGGACCTCCTCCGCACAGGTCGGCAGCACCCAGGGCGCGCCGGCAGCGCACACCGTCTCAGGCAC